TATCAAAATGCTGTGACACTCGATTAAGTGGCACACTAAGCATATACAAGTGCCTCGTATGCACTATAATAAGTATATAAGGGATCAAACGGAGTCATGGGTTATGCCTCTCACGTCACCTGATCCCTTAACCCAAATCATTTACTCTTCTCACTATGCGTAAAATTGAATCTCAAATGAATCGTGCTATCAGAACTCAATCTAACTGGGCGGGTTCTAATACAACTGTATTCACTGCTGATAACGGTCTACACTCTAAAGTTTTTCTACATGGAAATCATATTGCTACATACTTCCATGTTGAGAGACAGTTACAGATTTTTGACGGCGGTTGGCAGTCTAATACAACTAAGAGCAGACTGAACGCTCTTTGCTATGAATTCGCCACTGGTGTAAGACTGTTTCAAAAAAACTGGACATGGTATGTGTCACAATTCTCAGGAAGGACTGAGCAGTTTTTTAACGGTCAAATCTTAGACTGGGCATAAGGGCATGAGTAACAATTTCAAATGGGCAGCAACCCACACCTTTAACTTTGACGATTCCAAAGCAAACAAATTTGAGGAGTATCAGGAAGCATTGGACTATGCTAACGAAAATCTCCCTAATCACAATTCGATTTACATTTGGAAACTAACTAAAGGTAAACCGCTTAAGTGGGTTGAGATCGCCTAAACTAAATAAAAACACTAACGACTTTTCCACAATGCAAAAGTTTAAGCGAGGTCAGTTCATCATCTATGAAGGACGCTCTGCTTATGTCAATTTCATTTCAGACCAATACATAACGGTCTGCACCCATGAAACTATGAAACCACCTGAAGAGGCGGAACACTCTATTAATCCAATTCGTCAGGTTAACGTATGTGTGAACTCTATATACTGGGATCAGATTTTCCCAGACCCTGAGAGACCATACAATAGGTTTTCCACAGAGTACACGGAAATTGTGGAAAACATTAAATAAATCTAGGTGTGTGTTTTATGCCTCTGTAAATGTGTTCAGGTGATGCACCCTTAGCACGTCTACTAAGAAAAGTCAAGTCACTCCGAACAATCTCCGAGACCCTTGACAATAACTCCGAGGTCGTGGTATAATGAACCATGAGAGGGGTTCAGAAAAATCCTATCTACCAACAGTTGCCAATGCTTTATACAATCTATGATGACAAGGAAATTCTGAGGGGTACATTCGAATCTATCTACGATTTGGAGAGGTACATTGACGGCATCCGCATTGAACGTGGAGAACAGTTTCCCAACACTCCGAGGAGTTCACCGTTTGACTATGTGAAGAGCATCGGATGGTACTGGGAAATTGCCGACAATCATGGGGTTGACAACCTCACGGCATCCGAGGTATAATAGAGACATGAACGAGGTCAGCACTATGTAACAACAATTGCCTACAGATTACATGCACTAAGTTATAACAACTGTGACAGTGCTAAGTGTTAACGAGGACAGTTAAATTGCCCCCGTTAAATATTAAAAACGGCCACTACCCTAACCTACAAAGGTTCCCCAGAGCGATTGCTATATTATTCCAATAAAGTTTTCCACAGGTATTAAAAAATTTTTAAAAATTAAAAAATGGCACATTTAGTTTATTGGACATTTTCTGAGATACCTTCAGAGATGGTTGAGATTTTGGTTAAGGATTTAAAGAAATATGATGAGTCGATAAAAGAATCACGAGTAAATGAACCAGAAAATGCTGAGGGTGTTCGCAAAAGTAGTAATGCGTGGATTGATGGCAGTAATTGGATAGGTGGATTCGTATGGCATTATATTATGAGAGCAAATCGTGAGAATTTCATGTATGACATAGAAGGTATTGATACTAATGAAATACAATATACAGAATATCAAAAGGGCGAGTATTATGATTGGCATATTGATGATAATATAGGCAGATGTATGATAAATGATAGGGTATTAACTAGTGCCGATAATCATGGAGAAAGTATAGCAATACTTAACGGTGAATATATAAGAAAGTTATCATTTTCAATTCAACTTTCAGATCCAGAAGATTATGAAGGTGGGGAATTGGAATTTAAAGTAGGTAAGGAGGAATCTTTTTTTGCCCCAAATAAAAAAGGTACTGTAATTATATTTGATTCGAGAACTTTACATAGGGTACGTGAAGTTAAATCTGGTGTTCGGAAAAGTTTAGTTGGATGGGTTGTTGGTCCAAGGTGGAAATAGATATGCAAGATACACGTACATGGGCAATAGAGCAATTGATAAGAAAAGAGAACTTCTTAGACCCTCGGATGTATGCCTGTGCTGATCTGTATACATCTACATTCGTCTCTCAAGTAGTAGATGATCTATATACACTATGGATAGAGTGGAAAGCAAATAATCCCACAGACAATCCCCAAGTAATTAACCGCCTATAGAGATATGTCCCATAGATTCACAACCAAACTCGAAGAAGATGATTTCGGTGATTTAATTGTCACGATACCTTATGAGATTTGTGAAGAACTGGGATGGGATCTCAACCAAGAGTTAGATTACGATATTACAGATGACGGTACTGCATTCACACTGAAGAAAACGAATGATTGACGAAACCCCAAACATAACTGAACCAGCAGAAGAAACTGTTGAAATTTCTGCTCAAAAAATCGGAGAGACGTTAACTAATATTAATGAATGCCTCAGACTCCTCGGAAATCGTCTCAAAGAGGTGGAAACATATATTTCCGAGATACCTACCCCTGCTAAGACTTATTACAAACCAAAGGGGTATGAGGACTATATGAACCTAGCAGAGAATTTTACCGAAATTTATAGGAGGTTAGACAAGATACAAAATGGGATGTAAGACTAATCAATTTACAGATATCTGTGGAAGAGTACATTGTTATAATTACACACCGCCGAATCCTCCTACGGTAGGATCATCCGTGGGCGTGACGATTGAATATACCGAGTATCCACATTCTTTTATACGTGATCCAGGGGCGATCCACAATTATAACATACCTGATAGAGATAACGATGCTATTATGCATCCATTTTACCTAACTGAGTATAGGTCACCACATATACCATCGGCAACATGTGGAATGGCAACGAAGACCGACCCTTGTAGTGGAAGTCATAATTTTGGTAGAGAAGAATTTGATGAGACTATAATTAACTTAGATTTTACTCCGAGTATGTTGTCATTCGACTTCCAATATTCTGATACTTGGTTTTCTTATATCTACGATACGTCTGATGAAGCAGGACATATTGGCACAGCAGCATATTGGTTAGAGGATGACGAAGGTACTGTTACAACTATAGTACTTCCTACTGGTACGCCAGGTACTCCTGGTTATGATCCAGGTAGTGAAACTAATACCTATTCTGGTACTACTGCATGTATTCCTTGTACTAACTTCACGTGTACCCCCGCCAAAACCACATTAAAGTACGAGGGATGTGAAGATTTAACTGGCGACCCAGATTGCCCACATCCTACACTATTTGCTATTGATAGTGACTCATTGAAGATTGCATTTAGTTATGATCAGTTTGCAACTACAGTACCTAATGGTGTTTTAGATTTCGAACTTAGTTTTGATGGTGTAACCTATGCTGATGGATGGAATGCAAATACGTTAGAAGGTATTGATTATACTTCATCTCAGAATCCATGGACATATCTAGATGCTGGAAATTCTGATTTTGAAATTTTTGATATTGATGATGGAGTAAATGCATCAAATTTTAGAGTAAAGTTTAGAATTGAGTCTTTATTTGATGATTCTGCTGCACCACCTGAATCAAATACAGTCATGCTTGGTACTAAATGGACATGTACTGAGATATTAAACAATGGAACAGGGTTTACTGTAGGTCAAGTATTCCCATTATCTACCACAGTTGCACTTCAAAGCGGTGGAACGGCAACTATGACGATTAATTTGAAGATTACTGCTGTTGGTGCTACTTCTACTCTTTCTGGTGGTGACGTTACTGATATTATGAGATTGGGTGATAAGATCAATGGTCACACAATTACCCGCACTTTTCATACTGAAGTGGGATTATTTCCGTATCATATTGTGTATCTTGACGGATCTGGTAGTAATTTTACTAAAGATACGCAATATACCTCTGATAGGAACCATGTTATCACCGTAAAAGCGGGTTTTGGTATTCCTGATCGTGCAATTATGATAGGTTTATACGAATTTTTGGATAAATCACTGCAATATGTTACGGGAGACGTTAATCAGAAGGCTCCAGACATCTTTAATACCGTTGATCAACCAGTTGCATGGATTTCTCTTAACGAAAATGGCGGAGTTTCTGATATAAACATCTCTGGAGGCGTGTATGAATTCAATACTGGAAATTTTGACGACTTAAATCCCGTTGCTCAGTTAACTGGATACGCTACTGATGAAAATATTGCGACTACTGGAGGTACTGGAAGCGGATTAACAGTCGATATTGAGGTTGGTAGTATGCTTGATGATGAAAGTAACCTTTTAGTTGACCGCATTTCTAGTGTAAGAGTGAATAATCCTGGTACTGGGTATACTGAAGGTGATAAAGTCACTATTTCTGGCGGTGCTGCAGTAGTTCAAATCTCAAGAATCACTAATGGAGGAGCAAATTTAGATAAATTGGAAGGAAATCCTATATTAGAGATTACTAGTCCCGATGATGACGGTAATTTTATACCAAATAAGTCTACAGATGACGGAAACCCAGAATTTGTTCTTACAACTAGTCCAAGTGAACTTAAATTTGAGGTTGTTACAAAGGATGGAGGTGCTGATATTGAAGTTATTTCAGATACTGGTGGAAATACTCAATCAGCAGAAATAAAAGGTACTTTTAGTGGTGGAAAACTAACTTCTGTAGAAATTCTTAGACCAGGAAAGGGATATTCTGCAAGAACTAGACCACAATTACTCATTTCTAACATGTACCAAGAGGAAGTAGAGGTTGTTGATAATGCTGCAAAAAGAGATGATTTGATACCTGAGTTCCATAATATCCTAAAAACCCTCCCAGAGGGGGATATAAAGGCATCTTCTGATGATTTACAGGCATTTACAGACTCTTATGCTGAAGTTCCTGCTACAAGAGAGAATAGGTATAAAAATCCTCCTATGGAAATTAAACAGGATCCTGAGAGAGATCGTATACATCAACGCAGTCAACGTAAACTACAAACATTCCAAACAGATCCATTAAAAGATCTTCTTAAACCAGAATATGATACAGATTTTTTAAAAGATACTCCAATCGATGAAGATTATAAACAAGTTATTATAGACAATAAGAAAAAGGAACAAGAAACGGTTTCACGAGATATTGATGATATTACTCAACAAGTATATCCTGAGTATGCTACTTTTAGCGAATCTAAGGTACAAACTAATGCGGGTAGTTTTACAGAATTACCACATGCGTCAACTTATACTAAATACCTTATGCGGCAGTACCGCCCCGATCCTCAAAAACTTCAAAAGTTGACAGTTACTTTAGGTTGTACACCTGTTAATATTGGTAAATCGCATTTTGTATGCAATCAACCAACAGCAACACCAAACACAGATACTGGTGTAATTAATAATGGAGATGGTACAACTACTCAAGAAGTACATATATTCTCTTTTGGAAATCTTGTAAGAGGACCAGGTTGCCAACCTTGGACGGCAACTGGGGAAATGTCTATTTGGCATGATCTTACTAGAGATGCTAGGACAGTGACACGAGCAGCACAGTCATATGGTAATCCATATGATGAATAAAACAGGAGGATAATAGAATGCCCTTAGCAGCAAGACCAATAAGTATGGGTGCCGCTGCACTTTTCATGGGAAGTTGCAGTGGACATGGAACAGGTTCTGGATCAACGCACCATCCAGGACTAGGAGGAGGTACTCTTCCTGGTTGTATAAAACCACCAAAGGATCCAAAAATTAAGCAGAAGTCTGTAAAACTGATGGATGCCACGACCATGTGGCCACCTCTTGCACAGACTCCTTTATCTGCGATAACAAGAAATGTTTTAATTAATAGAATTATTCCTATTATCGATCAAGATGAATTAACTACACATCCAACACCAACTGTGCATAAAGCATGTTATACTGGAATTCCAAAAAAATGTCCGCCAGGTTGTACTCCCAATCCTGCTTATTGGTGTACAGTTGGTATTAGAGGTGGTCGTGAGGCTGCTGTAGGACATGCTCGTCAACATCAAGCTACTATTAAGACCGTTTTTATTAACGGAAGAAGAGCAGGTGTATTTGGAGATCCATTTGGTACTAATACTGTGGCATATCCATGCAATTCAGTAGTAACTGGATGCAGCAAAAACGTTTTTTTAGGTTGTACTAGAGGTTAATTATGGCAAAAATGAAGCAAAGTCTTTTAGGTGGCTCTTATGTGGAGGCAATTCCAAAAAAGACTAGACAAGGAAGAGGAAAGCACTCAAAATACTCTGCTACAAGCAGAAATGGAGCAAAAAAGCGTTATCGTGGACAAGGGCGATAAATATAATTGTATAAAGTCCTGATAGGGAGATGGCTTTTAAAAAAATAGGGGGTTCTGACTTAAAAAAGTCGAGAAGTTTTAAAGACTTCTCGGTCAATTTTGCTAAGAATCCTTTTACTGACGATCTTTCTGTCGTAAATAATGATAACTCCATTAAACAAGCGGTTAAAAACATAATTTTGACCTCTCCTGGAGAAAAACCGTTTCAACCGTTAGTCGGTTCGTCCGTAAACAGACTTTTATTTGAACCGCTAGATGCATTTACTGCAGATACTATTGCGGAAGAAATAAGGACGACAATCAATCAATATGAACCAAGAGTAAAACTTACTAATGTAAACGTTACTCCAATCAATGAGGGAAATAAATTAAATGTATCACTTGAATATAAAATAGTTGGTTTACCCATTGTTGAAACAATAGAATTTGTTTTACAGAGACCAGAGTAATGCAACCAAATAACCTAACAGCATTAGATTTCGAAGATGTAAAATCTTCAATAAAATCATATTTAAGAACTCGTAATGAGTTTACTGATTATGATTTTGATGGATCATCATTGTCGTATTTAATTGATCTATTAGCATATAACACGTATTATACTGCTTTTAATGCAAATATGGCAATGAATGAGGCATTTTTGCCTTCTGCTACAGTACGGGATAATGTTGTTAATATTGCTAAGTTATTGAATTATGTGCCTAGATCTATTAGTGCATCTAAATCTTGTTTAAAACTGAATTTAACAACGGAACAAACAAATGGGTCATATCCAACGTCAGTTACTCTGAAAAAGGGTGCTGTAGCATCAGGTGGTGCATATCTTTGGAATACTTTAAATGATATTACAGTTAGTGTAAATCAAACTACAGGTGAGGCTATACTTGATAAAGTTACCGTCTATGAAGGGTCTTTGGTTACTTTCTCATATATTGTTAATACATTTGCAAAGCAAACATATAAAATTCCTTCAGAGGATGCTGATATTTCAACATTAGTTGTAAAAGTAAGACCAAATGAATCATCCACCCAGTTTGACCTCTACAACCGTGCAGAAACCGTTGCTACAGTAACACCCACAACTCGTTCATATTTCTTGTCTGAGACCGAGGATATGAGGTATGAGATAAGATTTGGTGATGATAGTGTTGGTAGAGCAGTAAAAGACGGAGAGGTTGTCGATCTTGAGTATTTGGTTACATCAGGACCTGATGGTAATCAAGTTGGTACTTTTAGTTTTATTGGAAAAATAGTAGATAGTACTGGTAAAGTGTATCCTACTGCTAGTGTTAACATAGTTACTAAGCAAAAATCTCAACAGGGAGATACGGCAGAGACTGTTGAATCTATTAAGTATAATGCACCAAGATATTACTCTGCTCAATATAGAGCAGTAACTGCTCAGGATTATGCAATTATTACTAAAAACATTTATGATAATGCAGATGCTGTAGTTGCTTATGGTGGAGATGCATTGAATCCTCCTGTATATGGAAAAGTTTTTGTTGTTATTAAAACAAAAACAGGATCAAATCTTAATGATGCAACTAAGAAGCAAATTGCTGCTGATTTGAGACCATATGCAATGGCATCTATCGATCCTATTGTAACTGATCCTGATGATGTGTATATCAATGTAAACGTATTTGCACTATATGATACTGGTTGTGGATCAAATGCTAGTGAAATTGAAACCGATATTAGTCAAGCAATTATTGATTGGGGAATACAAACACAAATTAATAATTTTAATTCAACTTTTAGAGCACAACAACTTGAGAAGGCAATTACACTTTCTAATAAGTGTGTTACTGATACTTCACTTCAAACAACTATTTTGAAGTATATAAAACCAGATTCAAACCAAACAAACACATATTGCGTCTCTACAGGAGGTAATTTATATGATAGTGCTCCTAGTCAAGATGAAGGTGATGGAAGTTGTAAAAAAGAACCTGTAATACTATCTGGTACATTTAGAACTGCTGATAGACCTGGTGTTGATCAACAGTTTGAGGATGATGGTTATGGAAACTTAAGAACGTTCTACAATACTGGTATTCGTAAAATTTATACCAGTGATACTGCAGGAACAGTAAATTATGAAACTGGTGAAATTTGTTTTGGTCCAGTTAATGTTATCAATGCTGGAGGAGGAGTTTTTCTTGCTGGTGCAGTAACTATTACTGATGATGTAACTGGAATTGGTGAAGTTGCTGATAGTACACTGTTACCAACAGATCTTCAAATTCCAGTTCAATTTATTCCCGCTAATAATTCAACAATTCCAGCAACAACTCCTGGAACTATTATCAATATAGTTAATCCAGCAGTTACAGTTGCTCCTGTAGGAACAGTTGTACCTCCTACAGTCCCACTAAATAGTTTGACACCAACGGATTTCAATGTAATTCCTGCTATTCTTGATATTCCTCCTATATCAAACCCTGGTTCAATCAACGATTCTAGTTGCTTCTAAAGTTAGATGAATATTAATAAAGTTTCCCAGTCGATTGCTTCTCAGTCTCCTGAGTTTCTAAAGACAGATTACCCACTGTTTAATAAGTTTATTGAGTACTATTATAGGTCTCAAGAAAAAACTGGAATGGGTCAAAATATTATTAATAACTTTTTGCAATATCTCGATATTGACAAACTGGATATTAATATTTTGGGTGGTACTACGAAGGTAGTAGAAGCAATTACAGCAGAAAGTGATGAAATCGTTGTTGAGAGTGTTGATACTTTTTTAGATAAAAATGGTTCTATTTTAATTGGTGATGAGGTAATTTATTATGAATCAAGTACATCATCACCAAACGTAGCTTTAAGTCCTGGTGTTTCTTATGAACAGGTAAAATTAAAGTGGATTGGTCTTGCTCAAATCATTAATTCTTTTGATGGAACTACAGTTAGATTCCCTCTTACTTCTCAATCTTCCCCAGTTTCACCACCAACAGCACAACATTTAATTGTTAGTCTATATGGCGAAGTTTTAATTCCTGGTGTTGATTATACTGTTGATGAAGATAATATTGTCTTTACAACTGCTCCAAGAGTAAGAGAATTGGGTGATGATACTAGTCTAACATATATTACATTTTTAAACGGTTTTCTTGAGAATAATATTATTGCTATTGATGATATTTCTCCAGATTTCGGAGATTCTAAAACAAACTTCCTTATTCGTAGAAATGGAGAAAAGTACGAACCTGTTGCGGATGAGTATATTTTAGCAGTTTATGATAATAAATTACTTGAACCAAAAAAAGATTTCTTTATTGATCATGATATATTCATTTTTAATGAAGCACCATTAAACGGAAGAATATTATCTCTTTATTCTATTGAAGCACCAATTCCTTCTTTTGGTTCTGGAGCAATTGGTTATGCACGTGTTAGTAATGATGGAAAATTAACATCGATTGAAATTAATAAAACAGGAAGTGGATATGAATACAAATATCCACCTCAAGTATCTATTTCTAGTTCAAGTGGAGATGGAGCATCTGCTTCTGCGTTAGTAAACGGTGTTAAGGACTCTATTTTATTGGATGGTGGTAAAGGTTATAGTGATACCAATCCTCCAACTGTTGTTATTCAAGCACCAACTAGTTCTGGTTCTGTTCAGGCAGAATTAAAAGCAGTTGTTACAAATGGACAGGTATCTAGTGTAGATATTACAAATTCTGGAAGTGGATATACATTTATCCCCAGAGTTTCTTTTTTACAACCTGGTGGTGCAAAACTTGGTACTGTTACTCTTAGTAGCACTAGTGTTGCAGGAACTATTGAAGTATTAGACGGTGGACAGGGTTATACTACACCACCAGAAGTTTATATTGATGAACCATTAGGAGATAATCCTGTAAAAGCAAATTTACGTTCAGTTCTAACTGATGGTAAGGTTACTTCAATTGTTATTGATAATGGTGGTCAAGGATATCTAACTACTCCTCGAATTGCAATTATTGATCCAACATCTGCTCAAATTTTAGAAACTGTAGTTGATTCTAATGGTAGAATTACTTCTATTGAACTTTTAAGTGGTGGTTTGGGATATGATGATGTTCCATCAGTTTATATTGTAGATAGTAGAGAAGATGGTGGAACTGGAGCAGTTGCTACAGCTTCTGTATTTAATGGAAAAATTACCGATATTAATATTAGTAATTTTGGTAGTGGATATTCTTCTTCAAATCCTCCCCAAGTCATTATTCAAAATCCTCCAGAAGCAAGATCTTCTGTTCAGATTGGATTAAATGAAGTTACTGGTTTTACAGTCTCTAAACAGGGAACTGGGTATAGTAAAGCAAAATTTGAGGGTTGTGCAAGAGCAGTTAGTGGTATTGTAGAGTATACTGCATCTGGAAATGCAGTATTTTCAAATAATACTACAGCAGCAGTTGCTGCTGAAGATGCAGAAGTTAAATGTCTTGATGCTCTTTTTGTTAAGAGACTTTTAGACAAATATACTGAACAATTCCTTCCTGATGTTCCAGAACTTGATTATAGTAAAATTGACGTTAGAAATGCTATTAAATCTGTAAAAGATTTTTATTCTACAAAGGGAACTTCTTTCAGTATTGCATATCTCTTCAAACTTCTTTATGGTGAGCAAGTAACTGTATCTTATCCAAAAGATCAGATTATTAAACCTTCTAATGCAACTTGGTCTATTGATACAATTCTTCGTGCTACATTAGTAAGTGGTGATCCTACGAATATTAAAGATGGATTATTGACTCAAGAGTTGAGTATTGCTGATGCTAATATTGGGAACGCTAGTGCTTTAATTGAAAATTATATTTCTATTAAAACATCAGATGTTGAACTTTTTGAACTTGTTCTTTCTGAAGAAACTATTGATGGAACATTTATAGTTCCTTACAAAACAAAACTTGCAGAACCTCTTGATACAACTGATAGTATTATCACTGTAGACTCAACTATTGGTTGGCCAGAAAGAAATGGTGAATTTTTAATTGGAGATTCAGAATTAATTCAATATAAAGAAAAGTCTCTTAACCAGTTTATCGAATGTACTCGTTCTGTTAATAACATTGTAGAAGATTGGGATTCTGCAACTGAAGTCACATCTAATCTTCTTGTTTATGTAAATAAGGGAACTGCACAAGAAGTAGTTTTAAGTATTGTTGGTATTGTTGATGCCCAACAAACTAGTTTAACAGATACTGGTTCATACTATCTAAAGGGTGATAAACTTACTGTATCTAAACTAGGTGGTACTTCCGTTGCTCCAGAATTAACAACTTGGTTGTATAATGTTAAAAAACTTATTGAAGTAGAAAGTATTACTTACGGTGGTGTTAATAATCAATTTGCTACGGTTACTTGTAAGAATAATCATGGACTTTTAGTTGGAGATCAGGTAACACTTTATGGTGCAAATCCAATTTTGTTTAATGGAACATTTTTAGTAAGATCTAGAGATAATGCTCTTGTTTTCCAATATCAACTTCCTCAACCAGCAGAAGTTGTTCCTCAAGGAAACATTTTGGTTTCAGTCGACCTTAACAAAGGTAAATCTGATAATACTGCTGTTTTAAATTCTATTGGTCCATATACAACAAATATTCAAAACTCGTTCTTTAGTAACGATTATGTTTATGTTGCATCTACTGGTATTCCTAATTATTCAATTGGTCCTTTTCCAGGATCAGCACTTTTACCAGGAAACCAACGTAAACTTAATAGATTTCCATTAAATCCTGAGACTATTTCTGTTAAAAATGACATTACTCCTGGTGCTATTGGTACTTGGATTAATGGAACATCTGTTTGGTCATATAAGTCAGATGTTACAAAAACTTTTGGACCAGTTACCTCTATTGATATTACAAATGCTGGTTCCGATTATGATGCTTCAAACCCTCCAAATATTGAGATTACTGGTGGATCAGGCACTGGTGCCACTGCTGCTGTAACTGTTAATGGTTCTATCACAGAAATTGTTGTTACTGATGGTGGTAGTGGTTATACCTCTTCACCTCTTGTTTCAATTGTTGGTGGTGGCGGATCTGGTGCTGCAGCAACTGCTA